CTAGTTTCCCCCTGCAACTTTGATTTTGCGCGCGCCAGTGTTCTTCGGTGGCAGCATTTCGGACCGGGGGCGGCTGAGCGCCCATTCCATGATTTCCAAATATAGATAGCCGACGCGGCGGCCCGACAGTTCACGAGGCGCTGGAAATTCGCCCCTGGCGACCATGCCTTGGATGGTCGATTCGGCGAGCGTGGTGATCGACGCCACCGTAGGCAGGTCGATGTATACGGGTTCAATTCGAAGCTCCATATTGGGTTTCTCCTGCTGGGGGCGGCGTGGCATCAACGTAGCCATCGACCCCCAGGCGTTTATTTGTTTGGGCGGCTTGGTCTGCGGCCTGTGAAGTGGGTCAGCCATTGGCGCAGCCGTCCTTGTCAGCCTGGGTCTTTTCGGCTTGCCACTTCCGGTAACGTTCCAGGCTTCCCTTCGCGCTTGCGTTCGGCGGCGTGATGCCCTGGTGCTCGTCCAGCCACGTTTGCACCTCGCCGCCTGACCACATCTTGCGCAGGTGGGCGGGGAACAGGATGCGGACCGCCTCGGTGGCCTGGGGCGTGGCGCTGTCATTTGCCGCCGCATCCGCCAGCAGAGTCTGGATCGCAAGCCTGAAGGTGTCGCGGCACTTTTCCGCCAGGCGTGCGGGGATCATGCGGGCTTGATTGCCATCCGGGCAGCAGTCCCGGTATTCGTCCTCTACAGGGCCGACGCTGCCGCACCCAGGGCAGTAACGTGCCAGCGGCTCCGCGCTGGCCTGGGGCGCGGCATCAAGAAATACTCTGCGCACGGTGCCGTCGGGATCGTCAGGTAGCTTCTCGTTAGCGTGTTCTTCGCTGCGACTCCAATAGACCGGGGAAACTTCTTTCGGAACCGTGATTGCCCACGCCACCGGCTGCGCCTCCCCGGCCACAGGGGCGCTTGACATGTTCGCCCGCTCCAAATCCTTGCGGGCGATGTCGATGTGATTTAGCGCGTCGTCATACCAGCCGCGCCATGTGTCGGGGGCCTGTTTGCGTGCATCCATCAACAGCGAAGCGGCAACGTCCGCATGTTTCTTCGCGTGGGCAATTACACCCGAATCACTGGCTACAGGGGCGCTTGCCAGGGCGGCGAGTTCTGCTGCAATTCGGGTTTCCACATTGCGGCGAGCAATCGAACGAACGGACAACAAGGTACTGGACACCATGTTTTCGCCGTATTCGCTGACGTGTTCCAGAATTCGTTCCAAGGGCGAACCCTCGGCGTCCGCAGACTTGCGCCAAAGCTGCGCAGCCAGGAATGGGTCCTTCGCCAGCCGCTCCACTGAAACCCCTTGCGGGTTGCAGGCGCTGCATGGAATCGACTCCGGGTACCCAGTGGTGTGACTGGTGTACCAGCCGGGGCCGCCGCACCGCTTGCACGGCGCATCGGCTACAGGGGCGCTATGCGGCCTCTGCTTCGAACTGTCAGGGTGCATAGCTCTGTCGAACTGCGCGGCATGCCATACGGATTGCCAGACGCTGTAGGTCAACCCATCGGCGGCGAAGGGGCGCAAGTCGCTGTCGTAGTAGGCACGACAACGTTTCTCGCTGTCGTATGGCTCGGCTACCGGGGCGCTTGCCAGGGCGGCGCGGGCAGCTTCCCAGGCGGCGGGTAGTGCCTTGTGGTAGTAGTCGTAGTCGGTGCCGTGTCCCATTTCATGCAGATTGCGCAGACGCAATCGCATATCCTCCAGGTCCACCAGCTTTTGCAGCGCCACCCGCTCATCGCCCGCCTGCACGCCCTCCGCGCGCAGCTTGGACAGCAGAGCCACAACTTCCAGGATGTGGTCATAGGCGGCCTTGGCTTCAGGTTCGCCCGTCCAGTCATCAGGCGTGCAAGTGTGGCATTCGCGTAGGCTGTCCGCCTCTTCGGTCAATAACCGAATTGCCGCAAAGAGCGGGTCCGTCAACACGGTCTGCTTGATACTTGGTGTCATGTCAGTCCACCCGTGCAATTTCGGCGACGACGAAATCCAGGTCGTCATGGTTCGTGCAGCGTTCGTCATCGAAGGCGCGCACAGCGTCATCGGCCAAGGCCATGGAGTATTCGTGATCAACCCCGTGGGTCCAGCGGCTGGATAGGTACACCTGGCCCCATAGGTTCGGAGCGAGCAGGGCGGTATCGCGTAGGGCGGCGTTGTTCTCAGTCATGGCTTTCCTTGGTGGTGGGCTGGGCGGCGCGGATCAGGCTGCGCACGCCGCGATGGTCCTTGGTGCTGCCGCGCGTGCGCCATAGGCCGATGCCAGGCCAGAAGTCGTAGGTGTGGCCGTTGGCGCCCGTCACGATCAAATGCGCTCCCGCGTTCCGGCTCAGGAACTGGATGCCTGCGTCCGTCAGCGACCGGGCCGACTGCTCGCGGTTGTCGGCACGCTTCTGCTGGCTGCGTTCTTTAAGGGCTGGCTTTACGTCGCGCCAGAAATCTCCCATGTCGCCCATCACTCCCCTCCCTGCTGGGAGGCGGAAAGGGCTACGCGAATTTCGTCGCCCGTCAGCGGGGCGAGGGTGTCAGCGGTCATGCAGCCTCCCTTTCAATGTCTCGATACATGCGGTCAACGGTCTTCTGCCGGGCGTCCAGCTTCCGCGTGCGCGAAATGTGATCTTGCAGAGCCTTGTCGTATGGTTCGATCTCGCGCAGTAGACGAAGCCTTTCGTGGATGTCTTTGCTGGCATTGCATTGGATGGCCAAGGCATCCCGCTTTTTGAAATCGGGCTTTTCCGCATCCCAGCGGGCAAGCTCCGCGTCAAAGTCGGCCATCAGCTTCTCGCTAGCAGTCTTCCAGCGGATGAAAAGCAGGTCTCGGCGACTGATGTGCAGGAAGAACCCCTTTTCACGCACGAAGGCGATGATTTCTTCCTTCGTGAACTCGTTGAGGACATCGAGGCCTGTTGTCATGCCTCACGCCCTTTGCCCTGCTGGGCGGAAAAGGCGGCGTTACGTCGCTGGTTGAGGTCTTCGCTGGCCTTCTCGGCCCATTGGCTGCCGTGCTTGAAGTAGAAGCCCAGCAGCCAATGGATGACCGTCGCCTGCTCGGCTTCCGCCTTCGTGGCAATTTCCACGCCGCCAAGGCGCAGCAATTGAGCGATGTGGCTGCACATGAAGTTCGGACGTCCGAGGATTTCGATCAAGTCCGCATTGAGTTCAGGCAGCGCCAGCGCACCGCCAGCGGTGGGGCTGCGCAGCGCTTTCATGGCCTCGTACATCAGATGCGTGGCCGAGTTTCTGCGGCCATCGTGAGCGATGTATTGCTCGAGGCGGTTTGCTACGTCGGCGGGCGATCCGTAAGGAGCCTGCGGGGGCGTGTCGGGGGCGGCGGGCCGGGACGTCTCGGGCGTTCCGAGTGCTGCGCCCAAAAGGTTGCTTAGGTGGGCGCTCATGCGGCGGTTTCCTGTTCGTTAGGGATTTCGACCTGGCCGGCAGCTGCTGCCGCTTCGGCCTGGAGGCGCTGCTTTTCGGCTTGCTTGGCGCGGACGGTTTCAACTGCGCCATGAGCCTGGAACAGATCCAGCAAGGTGGCGGTAGGGATGGTGATGGTGTCGGGCGCTACGCGGCCTTCCTGCGTGTCTACGAGGGTTGCGCGCTGGTTGGCGTCCAGGCCCTTGATAAAGGCGTCCACGCCGCTGATGAGCGGGGACACTACCTTGCGGGGCAGGGCGCGGCCGTGGATGCTGCTGGGCGTCACCCTGGACTTGCCTGTGGCCTTGGCCTTTTCAAGCTGGGCTTGCAGGAAGGTGCCGGCGGCTTCGCCATGCTTGGTGATTGCTTCGATGGCAGTAGACGCCTTGACCGCGCCGGAAAGCACCAGCGCGTGTACGTCGCTGTTGGCGTGGGCCAGGCTGATCATCTTTGCGACCCATTGCGGGGACACCTGTTCCAGGCGTGCAATGCGCTCGTTGTCCCACCTGAAGCCGGCCAGCTTGGCATAGCCAAAGGCGGTTTCCAGTGGAAGGAGGTGACGGCCCTTGGCGCTGCTGATGACGCGGGCTGTACGGTCGGCGTCGTTGCCGACGAATGCCATCACGTCTATCCAGACGACCCCATCGTCATCCTGAAGCGGCGCGCCTGCGGCAATCGCTCTACCAATCTGTATGTGACGGCGGTGCCCTTCAACGATCCAGACGCCGCCTTCGTTGCGCGGGCGGACTTCCAGCGGCGGAAGCGGGCCGCCGGCCATGATGTGCTGAAACAGGCTTTCGTCGTCGGCCTCGGCCTTTTCGCGCTCTTCGCCTTCCAGCAGTGCGATAGGGGTACGCAGGTTAAAGCCGGGTTCGACATACAGGTCTTCGTAGCGGACCTGCATAGCGTGGGCGCGCTTGATTTCTTTGTTGAGAATCTTTTGCCTGAAAGAGACAGGCGCGGTGGATTGATCGGACATGGAAAATCCTCAATGGGATACGATTTACAAACGGACTACCAAAGGGGCGGGGTGATGGATAAGGAATTCGATTACCAGGGGCACCGCATTTACGTGCGCGTCCGCGAGGTGTCGGGCGAGATGCCTGGATTCACCACCGGCCTGTGGCGGGCGAATGTGACCGTGCAGCCGGAAGGGGCGGACTGGGTACAGGTCGGGAACGGGATGGAATTCGCAGATTCCCTTTCGGCCTACGAAGACGGCGAGGCAAGGGGAAAGGCTTTTGTTGACGGCTTGGCCGCGCATAAAGTCGTTTGAGGTTCGTTAGATTCGCTTTTCGCCGCCCAGGGCGTCGACCATTTCGGCCATGAGCTTTGCCAGTTCGCCTGTCATAAGCACCATGTCGGAATCGAATTTCTCATCGTCGTTAGCGGCCACGGTTTCACTGCCTTCTTTCAGCACGTCCAGAGGCGACAGGCGTTTGATATCGAGGCCTTCGGTCAGGACAAACGAAACGCGGTCGGCCCAGGTCAAGGCGAGGCGGGTGCATTGCTTGCCAGACTGGATGTGCCGGCGCGCGTCTTCCGCGTCGATGGAGTGCTTCACGTAGCGGACTGCTGCGCCGCTTTCGCCCGATGACCGGAGTTCGGTGTCCTGGTCGATGCTGAAGTTGTTGGGCGCTTCATCTTCGGCCAGCCAGCCGGTCATCGCCGCCGCTGGGGACTGTGCGACGTACAGGTTTTCCAGCGGGAACGGATCAATGCACTTGGCGAGGATTCCGATTACCTCGTCGGCGCGGGCGGACGCGGCTGCGTCGATCACAAGCCAGTGGGTCAGCGGGTCGATCCACACGCGGGTATCGCGGTAGATGCTGAACGCACGGGGCAGAAGCTCGTCCGTTACGCGCTCCTTGATTTCTTTCATCTGCTTGCGGCCCGGCTTGTAGCCTTGCTGCTCTTCGATTTCCTGGGCGCGCGCCTTGGCGACCTGATTCACGACGGTGCCCGGCAGCAGCTTTTTTTCGGCACGCAGGCTAAGCAGGATCTGGCCGTTCACGACGTGGGCCAAGCCGCCATTCTCACGGGGCGGAACCCATCCGATGGACTGCATTTCCAGGTTGTTGCCCGGCTGGAATGCTTGGCGCGCCAGAGCGGCTTCCAGGTCATCGCCGAACAACGTCCAGGCGGCCGAGAGGCGGTAAATCTTGAGATTTCTGAACCACATGGGGAACTCCGTTTAAATGGGTTTCTGCGCGCTTCGGGGCTTCCTGGGGGCGCGGGGTTTCACTTGCCTGACCTCGGAGGCAGGAATGCGGCGGCGGGGTAGGGGAATCGGCGGCCACCAGCCCGCACGGTCCCGCACGATGAATTCAATGCCGTTCATATCGCGAAGCTCAGAATCCAGCCGAGGATCTGGCGGCCGAAGAGAACGAACGCCGCGAAGCCGACACCTGCGGCCCAAGCCCACACAGCGGGGATGTCCGCGTCCTGGCTCCAATTCCCTCGGCCTGCATGGTCACGCGGGGCAATGAGGTTGGTCAGCTTGCCCGCCGCTTGCGTGATGGACGGCAGCTTGCGGCGGCGCGTGGCAGGCGCGGGTGCAGTGATAGCGTTCATGATGCTTTCCAGGGATCGGCCGCGACATAGCGGCGGTTGAGGTATTCGCAGGCGGGGACCAGCGCCACCGCCGCCAAGGCGAGCAGGGCCAGGCCCCACCAGATGGCGGGGATGGTTGAAGGCATACTGACGCAATTGAAAGGGTGGGATACGATCAAGCCACACAGATGCGGAGGCGTTGAAATGCAGGAAATTCACCAGATAGCGATAACGTCGCTTCCAGATAGCTCGATGGCAGAGATTTTGGTGGCCGGCTGGAAGATGTCGCTGGACATGCTTACCGCGCTCGGCACAATCGGAGCGGTGGCCGCAGCCATTTGGATCGCAACGCGCGACGCACGCGAACGGCGAGAGCGGCGGAGAGTCGATGCGATTATTTCGGCGTGGTTAGTGGCGCCGGAAGTCGCTGAATTGAAGGAAGGCGTGAACATGCTGCGGCGCTCACTTAACGCCATATTGAGTGGGCAAGTGCCGGGCCTTCCTATGCCAGAAGGTATGCAGACGTTTCTTCGGTATTTGGTGGGAAGGCTCGACATGCCACTTACGTCGAGCCGCGTTCAGCATCTTCCGGATTTCGGAACCAAGACCGGTCCTGCTTTGGCCGCTCTGCTGGGGCAGCTTCCTGCGATTAAGACAAGCATACGGGGGCTGATTGAGTTGGATGGGGCGCTCCAGTCGGGTGACTTGACGGTTTGCAGGCAACTCCTGAAGGGCTGTGATCTGTTGGATGGCTATCTGGCGGACGTCCAACTATCAGAGGACGGCAAGTACCATTAGCAATGTAGAGTCGTCATAGATCGCTATGGGTGGAACATGTAGCCTGTATGGCCACCACCAGGCAATATGTCGCCTATGGTGAATTACTTGCTGATGGCGTCGCCGAAGTTGAGGACGTCGATCAGTTCTTCGATGAAGCGTACAAGTGCTTCGAGCATGGCATTGCTCCGGTGATTGGTTGAAATGAGACAGCGGCGATTGACCGACTAAATGTCTCCAGGTAAAAAGCGATCAGGGTTCACTTTGGGAACCCAAAAAGGAGGTCTTCTTGACCCAATTTTTGGATCACCCTATCCAGCGCATACGCTGTCACGTATGAGCGCCAGCCTAAAGGGGACCTAGAACGCAAACGCCGGGAAGTACCAACCTGGACGCGGCTAACCCGCGAATGGGAGTGCGCGTGAGTCGGGTGACAGCCCGGCTCAAGTCCTTCTGGATACCGGCGGGCAAGTGCATGGCTGGCATCGGTTGGGATCTACGGTCACATGGTGACTGCCCGCACCCGGTACGTTTGGAGCCTTGCCGCGTTCGTCTGATTTCGTTCCCCATGGTTCGCTGCGACCAATAATCCGAAGCCGCGCAATAGAGCGAACAAAGTGATGAAGCTCAAGACCAAAATCGGCAAGTTTGTGAGCCGGACGCTCAATAGAGTTTTTGCGTTCACGGGCATCCCAGAGGGCATCAAATTGCTCACCAAGGCGGCAATCATCAGAGACAGGCTTTTCCTCGCCGCGGTCATTTCGACCTCTTTAGCGCTTGTGCCCAGCGCCCTGCTCGTCGTGTTCTTGCTGACAAGGGTGGATTTCACCGAACGGTGGATGCATCCCACGAAATACATACTTCAAGCGTTATTCATTTCCCTCGTATGCGTGGAAGCGTTCCTCAGGCGTTATACGAGCGTCAAGCGATTAAGTGCTCGTTGGCGCCAGCAGCGTGCGCCGCAATCGTTTCGGTAAGCGCTGACACGCAGCGCTGGCCGAAACCCGCTTTTCAGCGGAATCGGATTTCATGCCGGGGTTATCGTCGCCACGCCCGGCTGGGCGTTGCCTGGCTGTCGAAGCCCAAGCACACAGGGTCCGGGGGCGCGCTGGCGCCTGGTTGTCCTGTTTCGCCCGTCGTCCCTCGCGGGGGGCGGGCGGCCTAAGTTGTTAAAGAGCGTGCTGCTGTCCTGCTTCCTATGCCCACCCGACTTTGTGGCGGTAATGTCCTCTCGCTAGGAGACGAGGCCGAGGGCTTGTTGCGGCGTCATGTTTGCAGCGCATATATGAATCTTAGATAACTAAGTATTTAGATGTCAACATAAACTTAGATCACTAAGAAAACAGCGCATGCTTTGGTTGCCGCTCTTGCCCGGGATGTACGCTGAGCTTTCCTGGCGGCCCTATGGACAAAGCCACTATCTGGCGCTGATGGTTAGATGGTTACCGCGAAGAAGGGCGACCCGGGCGGCTGGGAGTCCGTCCTTGCCGTCTATGCAGACAAGCTAGAGAAGATCGCCCCTAAGCTAACGGAATACGAGATGTACTCGATGCTCGCCGTCGGCGCTGCCATCTACCAGCGCTGGTGCCAGCACACGGATTCCGAACGAGAAACTGCCGAAGCGCTGCAGCGCTTGGTGGGAAAGGGGCCGAGGCAATAAAAAAACCACCCGGAGGTGGCTTTTGGAAGCTACTTCGGAACGGTGGCGGGTGGCTGGGCCGCCTCAGGCGTATGGGGTGCCGCCGACGCCGGCGCGGGAGCATTGGGCGGAGAAGGTGACGTCGGCATAGTCGGAATTTGGATGATCACGGGCGCTGTCTGCGTCGAGGGGAGGACTGGCTTCGTGTCAAGCCGAGAGAAAAAGAATCCCATTACAGAGACGAGCACCGTCACCGTGGCAATGCCAATACCGGCAACCCACCGTATAACCTTGCCCTCAACCTCGATCACGTCTGCTTTCGTGGCGAGGCTCGGGACGGTCGCATCGAGACGCGCTTCGAGCGCAGATACACGTCCTTCCATGCCACCATTGTCACCCCCGGCACCTGGTGGGTCAACCGGAGCCTTACTTTTCGGCCCGTAGGGGCCTCGGTCACTCATTGGCCCATAATGTGAGGAATGGCTCATTATTCTTTCTCTGCCTGCTCATTTTCCATGTCGTGTTCCACGTACCACTGAAGAAAGCGCCGGTCATGCATCCGAATGAAGCCGCAGTTCACGCAGGCGAAAAGAGCCATCCGAAGCTTCTTCCCGGGAGGGGGGCGATAGTCTTCTGTGAAAAGCGGTAGTTCGTCCCCTAATTCGGCAGCGCCTACGCCCCACTTGCTTTCCCCGCAGGCCGGGCAAGTAGAGGATATGTTTTTGCTCTCGAAGAATTTCTCCACCGCAGCGAGTGGAATCAGATCGTTCTCTTCGTTCATTGAATTCTCGTTTAAAGATTCGTCCGACCATCAAACCCCTCGCGCAGGGCGCGCGAGGAATGCTCAAGACCGCACCCACTGCCCCACCTCATCATCCCGCAGCCTGGCGGCTATTGATACCTACGGTAAGAGGGGCTGCGGCATGTGTTCTCGCCTGTTTCCAGCGACTTCCGAGCCGCTTGTAGTTCGCCCTCGTCCCAAATCCCGATGCCCCAGACTGTGATGGTCACTTGGGATGTTCCACCTGCCAGTTCCTTTATCTCGATCACCTCAAGAGGCTTTCCAGACGCTGGGCTGTTCACGCGGATCACGCCGGACTTGGTGTCGTGGTAAAGATTCCCGGTGACGATCTGGTCAGGCAGTTGCAGGCAATGCCGAGGATAAGCGTCTGCCCTGCGGTAGGTCTCTTGGTAAGGCGTCGCCACTTCAAAAGTCTGCGTTGGATCCGTCCCGTCATTCGAGATACCGAACGCGCAGCCAGTTAGAGCAACGGTGGCAGTACAAAGAAGCAGTTTTCTCATCTTGTCACATCCATGTCGAGCGAACGCGTGTTTCGTCCTATTGCCCAGCTTTCAATTGTTCAAGAGCGCACCCACTGCCCAGTCTCATCGTCCCGCAGCCTCGCGCCGGCCCACACCACTTGTCCCAGCACACGGGCAGGGGGGCCGTTCTCGAGCGGGATATCGGGGTAGGCCGGGTTGAATGAGCGCGCGACCCATCGGCCAGTGAGCTTGTCCTTGGCAACCGTCTTCACGATCATCTTGCCGTCATAGTTGATGGCATAGACGCCGCCGCCAGCCAGGTCGCGAAGCGTCAGATCTTCGTTTGGCACAACGAGCAAGGCGGCACCATCTTTGATGACGGGTTCCATACTGTCGCCTTTTGCATACACCACTCTGGCCTTACCAGCGTCTGCACCCACCGAGCGTAGGAATGACCTGCGGAACTGGATCACGCCGGTTTGAGTCTCGTCGTCGTTCTCGATCCCTTCGCCGGCCGCTAATCGGACATCTGATAGTTCCGGGACCTTCTCGAACTTGTCGTTTGCGGCGTGCGGCTCGCCTGGCCCCACGTTGGCCACCACGCCTTTCTGCGTGCTGATCCGGAGCTTCGGCTCGCGCTCCGCTTGATGCGTCGTCCGTCCGCCTTCCCATGGCGCCGGCAGGCTAGGTATCCGCGTGGGAAAAGCGTCGTCAGCATGGTCCATGTCGACCAAGCCGCCGGGTTTGTGCGAGCGCAGAACCGCGCTAGTCAGGTTGCGCAATGGGGTGGCTGTAGGAGCAACGTTGACGCCTAGCTTTAGCTGCGCAATCGCTAGGGCCAACGCCCCTTGCAGCGCGTTCAATTGAGCAGACGGAAGCGCTCGCACGTCCTCTTCGGATATGTCGGGGAAGGGCCACGGCGCTGGCGGCGGACTGGCGGGTGGCTCAACGTCTCCGCCGGGGCGGTTTCTTTTGAGTCCCGTCCCGTCGTACAGCCATTGTGGGTTCACTCTTAATAGAGGAGCGACCTTCATGCACGTCGCCATATCCATGCCATTTGACCCATTGAACCAATGGGTAGCAGCGCCGGAGGAAGCGTCAGCGGCCTTCCAAATATCGGTTTTCGTTAGGCGCGGCTCGCCGGCGTCCGCTCGACGGGCCGCTTCTTCCTCGAAGGCCTGCTTGATTCTTTCCTGAAAGGTCATCTTAGGATGCTAAACAAAAAAGTTCTTAGATGGCTTGCGCCCAGAGTCTTAGTAAACTAAGATTTAACTTATGAGCGACCACATTAATGATTCCGATCTCATCGACGCCTACGGCGGAACCAGCAAGGTAGCGGCTCTGTGCGGGCTCACGACCGGGGCTGTATCTCAATGGCGGACCAACGGCATTCCGAAGGCCTGGAAGGAAGTTCTGCGCCTTGCGAAGCCCAAAGTCTTCCGAACCTGGGCGGCAAAGCGTGCGCCGTCCGAAGAGGCGAGGGCGGCATGACATCGATGCACCGCATCCAAGCGCGTCCGGCAGTCGCTCGACAGGAGCCCTCCAATGCATAGCCTCTACGCCCGAGTGGTGCTGTGGTTCATTCAACCGGCCCTCACGCTGCATGGCAAGCCACTCGCAATACGTTTGATTGGCAAGGCCGGACCAATACCTGAGCCTTCATTCACTGGGCCTGTGACAGCCGCTGCGCAACCGCATCCCGAAAGCGCTCAAGCCGTACAGCAATCCTCGCTTTTGTCTCCTCAATCTGGTCCGAAGTCATCGGCATGCTCTTGTTCGAGGATTTTCTGTTTGTGTCGGCGAGGCTGTCCATGAGTGAGTTGAAAGCATCAGGCTTTCCCTCGAAGGACGAGGCATATACGACTTCGAGCAAGAAGTTCTGTGCGGTTATCCGTGCTGACAGTTCATCCAATTCTTCCCGGATGCGGCTTTCGGCTCTATCGAACGCTCCACCGATAAGGGCGAGGATTTCATTTTCGTTCATGGTCAGCCCCCTCCTATTTGGGGCGGGTGTCTTGTGTGAGAGCAGCCATTCTAAGGGGCTGACCACCCATCTTCAGGAGTCCTGGAATGCGTAACGCTGCCCCTATGTCCTTCTGCACACTACTCGCCAGCCGCCGCTTCAAACGGGAAGAAACTGCCTGTGTCTTCAGCGTGCCGTCGGAACTCGTCGCAGATGTCGACCCGCAGCCGGCCGAGCCAGCGGAACCTGAGGCCAAGACCCAGATCGGTCCGCTGGACGTTTAGGACGCACTTCGTTTTTCCATGCAGCGAATCGTAAGGCCGCTGCTTTGCAATAGATACGTTCAGGAAATCAAGAAATGAACATCACCACTGCGGCCGATTTGACGGTGCATGAATACAAGGGCGGCAGCGAGTCGCTGGGGCCGTTGGTCGGAATTTCGGCTGCGGTGCTGCGCAACAAGGTCAACCCGAACAACACCACTCACCACCTGACGTTGGCAGAGGCCGACCGGGTTGTGCGGATGACGGGTGACGCCCGCATCTTGGCCGCGTTCGCGCACAGCAACGGCTATCTGCTGGTCAAGGCTCCGGAGAACTGCGCCGAAAGCGATGTCTCCGTGTTGGAGCAGGTAGCGGCGCTGATGGTCGCTCATGGCACGTTTGGTCAGGAGGTGTACGACGCCCTGGCCGATGGGGGCGTTGATCAGCAAGAAATGCTGCGTGTGAATGCTGCTGGCCGTGCGCTCATGGAAGCGGTTGCCGGCGTTGCGCGCAGGCTCAGCGGGATGGCCGACCAATGATGCAGCGTGGAACTTCTGGTGTACCCGTGCGGGCGCGTATCGCGTCCACGGAGCGTAAGGGGGCGGCGCTGTCGCGCGCGGCTGCAATGATGTGCAACGGCGCGAAGTTTCAGCGGTGGGTTGTTTCCCGCGTCGGCGCCGCCCCAGATGGCGTGTCGGCTCAGCAGCATGCCGCGCAGTTCGTCCGCAACGTGTGTGGTATCACCAGCCGCGCGGATCTGGACCACAACGCCGAAGCGGCCACGCTCTTTCATGAGGCCGTGCGCAAGCCCTTTGTGGACTGGAGCGGCGTCTATGACTGACTGCCTGCACATGTTCCGGGGCTACCGCGTGCCGCCTCAGACCGTGGAAGCGGTCAGGCAGGCCATTATCGACACGCCGCGCTGCGTCGATATCAAGGCGCTAAAGGGGATCGTGCTTCCCGCCCTGGTGGCGGTGGATCCGTGGCCCAGCACATCGCGTACTGATGCTGCCGCCCTTGCGGTGCAGTCGTTCCTGTTCGACGCGAGCCGGGTTGGCTTGGTCCAGCGCCGCACGAACGGCTGGAAGTTCCCGTACTGGTGGCGAGTCAAGGTTTCATCGGGGGCGGAATGTCATTGATGCGCCGAACCCCGTTCAAGAACAAGACCCCCATGAAGCGCAGCGCCACACCGATGATGCGTGCCGCGCCGATTCGGACCACCCCAATGCCGCCGCCCCGTGCCGCCATGAAGGCGCGCAAGAAGGGCAAGAAGCCGCCCAAGACGATCTATCGCAACCAGGCGCTGCTTGATCTTGCCGAAGGCGAGGAATGTCTCCTGCGTGTTCCTGGGTATTGCCAGAACGACAAAGAGACAACGGTTGCCTGCCACTCGAACCGCTTGCGCGATGGCAAGGGCAAAGGAATCAAAGCGCACGACTGGTGTATCGCATTCGGCTGTGGCCCTTGCCACTGGTTCATTGATCAGTCCTCGGCACCGCTGGAACAGAAGCTCAGTTATTTCATTCCCGGCTTGCGCCTTACGCGCCAGCGAATCATGGACCTGGGTAAATGGCCCGCTGAAGCCGAAGCCGGCTATCAGAATTTGTACGGAGGGGCATCGACCCTATGAGCACCATCGTAATGTCGGCCTGCTGGCCGCTACAGACCAAAACGCCAGCTCAGAAGGCTGTATTGATGAGCATGGCGGATAACGCGAACGATGAGGGCGTGTGCTGGCCCTCCGTCGCCTACATCGTGATGCGCACCTGCGCTGGTGAGCGGACCGTCCAGGACGCCATCAAGTGGCTGATCAAGTATGGCGCTATCAGCGTCTCCAGGCGGACAGGCCGGTCCACGGTGTACACGATCACC